TTTCAAGCATTTGCGGGCGTGACACGCTTCCGCGCAAACTGGCACGGGAGCGCTTTTTTTGTTTTGGCAAATGTCACAAGTCGTGACGCACGACGACAATCGCGCCGTAGTTCTTCCCTTCATAGCCGCCGATGGCCTTGAACGCGCTGATGATCGCGCCCGGCTTGTGTATGGCCTCCATGACGGCAGGGACAGATTCACGCGGAACATTGCCAATATCATAGCCATTCACACGCACGGAAATCGCCTGTTCTTCGGGTTTTCCCTTCGGCTTGTACATGAATGGGCAGAGCGACACGTCCAGCGAGTCGGAATTTTCAAACGGCGCGATGCCTTTGTCGATTCGGCGCAGATATTCCTGCCGGGGCGTGCCATCTTCGGATTTATAGGTAACGCCAGCAACATGAAATTCATAGTGCTGGTATTTCGGAGCATCAGGCTGCCGGACAATTCCGCGCCGAAGCGCTTCCACATCAATGGAACGCGGCTGCTCAACGGTTTGCGCAGGTGCGGCAACGGGCGCGGGTTCAACCGGTTGGCAAGCCTGCTTCGGAGCTTCCGGCTGCTTCGGCGCAGGGGCATCCGCAAGCGGTCTGCTGGCGACCGAGAAGCTGCGCTGATGTGAATCTTCGCGCTGATGGGGCGCGGCCGCTGCCGTGCTTGCCTTGCTTTTCTTGCGCAGATGGATGTTCGGGAAAAGGGAACGCACCGCCACGAACGCCAGCACAAGGACAATCACAACCGCCATCACGATTTCGGCGGGTTCGGGTGAATCCATTTGCGGGATGGCGACCGCGAAGAGCGCCGCGCCGATTGCGCAGAGAATGCCGCGCTTTTTGTGCTTCTTCATTCTGTTTTACTTCCTATTCCTTCAGTATAATCGAGTAAGCGCCGCCGTGTCAAGTGGCAGGCAGCATATCAGAAATGTCCACGAAGAACGTGCCGCAGTACGGGTCTTCGCCTGCGCGTGTATGCTTGCGCGAAAGCGTGATTTCTACCTGAGTACCTTCCCCGTCAAGGATGAAGCCGAGGAAAATCTGCATATCGACCGCGCCGGGCGCAATGACTGCCGACTGGCTGGTGGAAACGGAAGAACTGCCGAAATGCTCAGATTTCACCCACGAAACGTCCAGCGGTTTGCCGCCATGCGTGACGGTTACGCCCAAGTCATACAGTGGGGTCATGGAGGCATCCGTCGGGTTATTTGCCAGCAGGATGATACCCAAACCGCGGTTATCGTCGCGGGCCGTTCCGACTTCCACCAGTTTTAGGCGGAAAATCACGCCATCGACGGAAATCGTCTGTGCGGCTTCCGTATCGACGCGGCTGGCGATTTCCTGGTTGATGGAATCGCGCAGCGCGACCAGCTCATCCGTAGGCGTAGCGCTCAGGCTTTCACCGAGCGCCACGGCAGGGAGCAGCAGCGCCACAAGCAAGGATGAAATCACTTTACGCATTCTGTTTCCCTTCCTTCTTGCCCAGCAGTATGGCGGGCATTTTTGTCACATCCAGCGCGGCGACCACGGCAGCGTTTGCGCTGTCCAGCATTTCCGCGGTGTCGCCGCTGCTGGCAGCGTGAAGCGCATCCGTCAAGTGCGCCATGAACGCCTTCCACGCCACGATGGGGGTCATGCCGCAGGGCGCGCCATTGCAGAGGTACGACACGCTGGCATCCAGCAGCGCCGCCACGTCGCTGGCGCTGGGGCCTTTGCCATCGGTGAGCTTATTCAGCACGGCGAAGGACTTCGAGATGCCGCCCACGTCGGCGTTCCGTTCGTCCGTAAGCCCCAGAATGTAATCCAGCGACACACCGTAGTAGGCTGCCAGAATGGTGCCGTTTGCGGTGGATGGGGTCATGCCGGATTCATAATTCGAGATCGTGCCACGGGAAAGCCCGGTTTCCTGTGCCACTGTTGTCTGCTTCAAGTTGCGCTCTTCGCGTAACTGTCGCAGGCGCGTTTTTCCAATCATCGTTGCATTTTCCTCCTGACTTCGGAAAAAGTTTAGCACGGATGTTGTGATTTTTGAACAAAACGCCTGAAATATTGAGAAAACAGCGTAAAGGTCTTGACAAAAAAAAAAAAAGCGTAAAATGTACAACATCCGAGACATATTGTAGCGGGCGCAAGATGGAGAAGCAAGGCGAAGAACCACGAAAACGCCCCGGCAATATGGTGAAGAATCACAAAACGGAGGGGCTGAAAGCGGTGAAAACCAGCGGAAACATCTACTATCAGGCGCGGATGCGCGCAGCGGCACGCGATCCGCTGCATTCGAGCCGGGAAAGAACGGCGACGCTGCTATACATCAGCAAGGAAAGTTTGCAGGACTTCGAGACCGGGAAGCGGCTGCCGCCCTGCGACGTGGTGCAGAAGATGGTGGAGGCATACGGCGCGCCGGAGCTGGCGGGCGACCACATTCGCGCCTGCTGTCCGCTGCTGCCGGACTACGGCGGCGACGGCAACAGCGAACTGGCGCTGGCGGCGCTGGGCTGGGCGGCATCCTTCGAGGATGCGCAGCAGCTGGCGATGCGCTTCGCGGCCGTGGCGCGGGATGGGAAAATCACGTCGAACGAGCTGCCTGCCGTGGATGCCATCCGCCGCAAGGCGGTAGAACTGCGGCGCGTGATGGAAGAAACCGTGCTGGCCATCGACAAGGCGATGGCGCAAATGGAGGGAAGGACATGAACCTGCAACCGGTCGATCGGGCGAGGCAGCTGGCGGGCGTGACGGCGTATGCGCTGCGCAAAGCCATCCGCGAGGGGAAAATCCAAGTGCTGAAATGGGGCAACCGTCAGCTGGTGGACGTGGACACGGTGCGCGAGGTGCTGAGCGAGCGCGAACCCATGGAAGGGTACTGGAGCACGGCACAGCTGAGCGAAGTCACAGGTCTGCGCGCCAACACCATCCGCAAGATGGCGCAGGAAGGGGTTCTGCCCCATGAGCGCGTAGGCGGTGCCTACTACTTCAACAAAGAAACGATTTTGACGGACATTGCGCAGCGAATGGCGCAGGACAGCCAGAGCGAATGAAAAGAAAGAGGTGCGCGGCGTGGATATTCAGGAGTTTTTGAGCCGGCTGCATGTGGAGCATCACAACAGCGTATCCGGCGAGTATACCTGCCGCTGCCCGGCCCACGATGACAGGACGGCCAGCCTGACGGTCAACGTACAGTCAAGCCGCTACAACGGTGCGCCGCGCATCGTGTTCAAGTGCCACGCTGGATGCAGCGAAGCGGACGTGCTGAACGCCATGGGGCTGAAGGTGCAAGACCTGCGGGATGACAACACGCCGCCAAACGGAGGCGCGCCGCGGGGCATGACGGTGCGTCAAGCCATTCCAACGCCACCGCTGAAGCCCGAAGCAGCCAAGCCGGAAAAGAAGCCGCTGAAGCCGCTGCCGCCCATCACGAAGATTTACAGCTACACGGACGCAAACGGCAAAGAGCTGTTTCAGGTGACGCGGCACGATTATATCGGCGACGATGGCAAACACGCAAAAACTTTCCGGCAACGGATGTACGCGCCGGAGAACAAGAACGCAAAGAAGGACGGATTCGTCTGGAGCGTGCCGGACAGCATCAAGCTGCACACGCTATACCGGCTGCCGGAGGTCAACGCCGCCATTCGGGACGGGCGGACGGTGTACGTCGTAGAGGGTGAAAAGGACGCGGACACGCTGGCGCGGCTGGGACATGCCGCCACCACGCAGCCGCAGGGCGCGGGCAAGTGGGCGGATAGTTACAGCGAGCTGCTGCGCGGCGCGCATGTGGTGATGCTGCCGGACGCAGACACCGCCGAAAACAGCTACGCGGGGCAGGAACACGGCTGGAAGGTCTGCACGTCGCTGACGCACATTGCGAAAAGCATCAAGATGGTCAACCTGAAAGCCTGCTGCCCGGAGCTGCCGCCGAAGGGCGACATCACGGACATGGTGGAGCTGATGGGCGAACGCCCTGCGATGGATGCGCTGGCGCGGCAGATTGGCGAGACGCTGCCCTTTGACCCGGCTGGGGTGAAATACTGGCTCAGCCCCAGCGAACGAGCGGCACAGCTGTTCGGGAAGATTCCGGGATACTGCGCGGCAGATGGCTGCATTTGCCGGGTGGCAGCGGACGGAGGGCGAAAGCCCATTTGCGATTTCGTGGCGATTCCGCACAGCGAAATCATGCAGGACGATGGCGTGAACCGCAACATGGCGTTCGAGGTGGACGCATGGACGCAGGACGGACGGCAGCTGCCACGGACGCGGGTGAAGGCTTCCGACTTCGGCGGTATGGGCTGGGTCACAAGCGCGTGGGGCTTGCAAGCGAACGTGATGCCTGGCAACAGCGCAAAAGACCATGCGCGCTATGCCATTGCCGCGGTGGGCAAGATGACTGCGGCGCACATCACGGAATACAGCCACACCGGCTGGCGCAAGATTGCCGGAAAGTGGTGCTACCTGTATCACGGCGGCGCGGTGGGTGCGGACGGTGTTCGCGTCAATCTGGACGGCGGTTTAAGCGGCTACCGTCTGGACGGCGCAGGGGCTGCGGGCTTCGACGGCATATCGGCAGCAGCGGCAGCGGCGGCGAGCTGGGGTATCCGGAACGTCATCGCGCCACACGTCGCCATCCCGCTGCTGGGGACGATTTATCTGGCACCGCTGTGGGAATTTCTGAACCAGACGAACGTCAAGCCTTCCTACGGGCTGTATCTGGCGGGCGGGACGGGCAGCCGCAAGAGTACCAGCGCGGCGCTGGCGCTAAGCCACTTCGGAAACTTCACCAGCAAGACGCTTCCCGCCAGCTTCCACGACACAGGCAACACCATCCGGCGGCGGGCGTTCATCCTGAAGGATATGCCTTTCGTCGTGGACGATTTTCACCCGACGGGCAGCCAGCAGGAAAAGCGGCAGCTGAAGGAAATTGCGCAGAGCCTGAGCCGCATGGCGGGCGATGGCGCGGAGCGTGGGCGGATGCGCCCGGACGGCACGCTGCAACCGGCAACGCCGCCGCGGTGCGTGACCATCATCACGGGCGAGGACATCCCGGACGTGGGCGAAAGCGGACTGGCGCGCTATTACATGGTGTCCATCCAGCCGAACGATGTGCCGATTAGCGCGGAGCTGACCGCCGCGCAGGAAATGGCGCGGAACGGGTACATGCAGCGCGCCATGCTGGGCTACATCGAGTGGCTGCGAGCGCAGGCGGATGAACTGCCGGAAACGCTGCACAAGCGTTTTCTGGACATGCGCACATGGGCGACGGAGAAGGCAAAAGACCAACACGCCCGTGCGCCGGAAACCATTGCGCACATCCTGACGGGCTACTACATGATGCTGCTCTACTTCCGGCATGTGGGGCTGCTGGATCAGGACGCTTGCACGGCTGCCATTGCGGAGGCTATGGCGACGCTGACCGCCACCAGCAAGGAGCAGGCGCGCATCATCAAGGAGGACAAGCCGGTGAATATCTTCCTTGACAGCGTGGCGGAGCTGCTGGCGAGCAAGGAAGTGTTCGTCACCGACATCAGCGCAAGCGCAACAGAGGGCGGCAAGCCTTCGGCAGCCGTTGGGCGCGAGCTGGTGGGGTGCAGGGATGAAAGCTATTATTACCTCATTCCGCGGATTATTTACAAGTGTGTGCAGGAATTATGCGTGAAGCAGGGCAGCACGTTCCCGATCAGCCTGCGGAGCCTGTACCGCGACCTGCGAACGGCGGACATCCTGCGCAGTGGCGTAAACTGCACGGAAGAACGTCCCACCAAGAGCAAACGCATCGGCGACAACTCTATATTCTACCTATGGATACCGCGGGACAAAATCGACGGCGCGCACGACGAAGGCGAAAAGCAGATGCGGGTGAATTTCACGCAGGTAGAAACGAGCGACCTGCCGCCGGAATGGATATAAGACCAAAAGCGCACACGTGGACGCTTTTCAAGGAAACGAAAGGAGCGAGGAACATGCAAGAAAAGCTGACAGGCAAGGAACGCACCGCGCTGCTGTATCTGGCTGCGCTGGATGATGAAATCCACAAAGCATCCCCCATTCTGCGGGAACGGCTGCGAGAAGCGTCGCCAACCGGCTGGCGGGATTGGCGGCTGGTGCAGACGACAACCG